CCGCTGCCGGTTTAACAAAATGACCGATTACCGTTGAGTTCGTTGCCGCTCCGTCTGTCTCATCAATAACAAACGGGCCTGCCGCCGTTGCCGTAACCGTTAATCCGTCGGTATGCAATGTTACCGTTGTACCGATAAGCGTCTTTGCGATTGTCGCTGTCGATGTTGTCTCAAAATAATCTGTAGGATGAACCGCCATAACGGGATATAATCCTTTTTCGTTCTTTTCACCCATGCAGATATATGTAACCTCATCTTTTGCCGTTGCTTTTGTAAGTTTTCCACTCGCTGTCTTAAGAGCCTCTCCGATTGTAAGAGCCTCGGCAGCTTCCATATAAACGTGCGGATTAACGTCCGCCACATCTCGTTTTGCTATTTTAAACATTATTTATGCCTCCTTTTGTAATCCGCTATTATCTTTTTATCGTCCCATTCGGGAAAGAAATGTTTATATTCCGCAAAAACATCATCGGGAATATATTCTTCCCCCTTGCTGTTGTCCGCCGTAGTCTGCAAATGCTTTTTGCCGTTTGCCTGATTAACTGCCGCCTGTCTTACGCCTGCTTTCTGCGCTTCCGTTATTTCCGTGCGGTGCGTCAGATAATAGGCGTCCGCTATGCTTAACCCACGCTTTAAATAATCGACTATTCCGCTGTCTTTTATATCTTCAACCTTTTTGATTTCACAAGCGGGATATTCTTTGTTTAATGCGTCGATATCAGCCTGCATTCTTGCCCTGCCGCTTTCAACCTGCGCCTGTCTTTCCAGCTGCTGCATTTTCACGGCCATTGCCCTTGAAGCCTGCATATTGGGACTGTTGTTTATTAATCCCTGTACATAACGGTCAAAATCTTCCGCTGTTGCGGTTCCGTTTCTTATGCCGTCAAATATATTCTGCGTTGTCTGCTGTTTTTTGTGCTGTACCAATTCGGCATTGTATTGACGTTTGTATGCAAAAAATTCTTCGGGAGACTGTATCGGTCTGCCTGTATAGGGATTAATCTTGTTAAACGCCTCTCTGTATTCCTGTTCTAACGCCGTATCCTGTGCCGTCTGCGCTCTCCTCTGCGGCATTGGCGGCTGTTCTTCGTGTTCTTCTGTTTCTTCTTCCTCTTCTTCCGTCCGCTCCGCAGGTTCTTCCGTATCCCCCATAGGCTCAGGCGTATCTTCTATATCTTCCGTTGTTTCTTCCGATAAATCTTCGTCTGTCAATTCTTCCTCTGCCAATGCGTTAAATTCTTCTTCGGTCATTTCTTATGCCCTCCTCATTTCTTTGCCCTAAGGTCTCCGCCTTTTTTGCTTACAGGCTTTTTGCTTTCGCTTTTAACGTCAGCTTCTACATACATTGCGTTTTTATTTGTTACTTTTCCCTTTAAACTATTCATGCCCTTACCCATTGCTTTACCTCCTTTCCACAAAAATAAAGCCTTTTTACGTCATGCTCGGGACGAGATGATTATGGATCGCCGCCTTTCTCTGTTAAGCGTAAATCCCCTCGGATTTCCGCTTGCCACTGTATGTATGAACAGCTCTTCGGATAAAATATAAATTTTTCCTCATTCGCTGTTCTCCTCGGCGAAGAACGCGGTCTCCGCCTGCGGTTTAACCTTATTAATTCCGAATTATCAGCATTTATCTTTTATTACTTCTATATTTTTTTCATATTCGGGGCATTGGCTGTTGCGGCAGCGGTAAATTACCTTGTACCCCTCCTGTGTTTCCTTCCCCTTGTAAATTTCCATTTCCGTTTTACATTTTTCGCACTTCAAAGCTGTACCTCCTTATGTTTCCTCTGTTCATTCGTCTTGTCTTGTTCGCCTACGCTCACAATCCTGCGCAATTCGCAGAAAGTCGCTCTCCTTTCATCTTCCGCAGGAAGCAGTCGAGCTTGTTTCCTCTGTTCGCCTGTCTTGTCTTGTTCGCCTATCCCTAGTATTTTCCGAAAGGGTCAAGGGGTAAAGCCCCTTGCGGGGTTTGGGGCGGCGCCCCTGAAAGCTCCTGCGCCTCCTGTTGTTCTTTCTGTTCTTTCAAATTCTGCTTGATATTTCCTGCGTTTGGATAGTGGTATCTTTCCAGTGTCGCCCAGTACAATATCCTTGTATCTATATTGGCAGGGTCTCCGAATGCGCCGCTCTGGTATGCCTCTTTCGTTGAGTTCCATAACGCCTCTCTGTTCTGTGCGTTATTGTTTGTCGTATCGACGCTGAACAGAAAATCATCATTCCAGTACAATTCCCCTGCCGCATCCCTTTCAAGAAAATTGTATCTGTCGAACATACCGTATTCTATATCCCCTATAGGATTCTGTCTTTTTGTTGCCCTCGGTTCATCGGCGTATGCAAGCATGAATTTAAACATCATTTCAAAAAGTTCCTGATATGCCGCCTGTTTCATAACTCGTTTACTTTCCAGTCTGCCTGCCGTCTGAGCCGCCGCAAACTGTTTAGCCGCTCCCGACTGCGCCGTACTGTCTTTTCTTCCCTGAAAGCTGTCCGTTATTCCGATTGTCTCCCTTGCCGCCTGATACGCCACATCCATAAACGCCATATCGTTGGAAATGTTAGCCTGTATGTTCAGCACATCAATCATTTGTTTCTGCGACGGGTCTTCCAATTCTATAACCTTTAATTCCTCATCGCTTTTTCTTGTATTAACACCTACGGGGAATGTTACATAAGAACCGCCCTTTAAAAGCTTCTCCTGCATTTTATCGCCCAGTTTTTTAATCATTTCCTGCTGGTCTTTTATACTGTCTACATCGGAACCGCCCAACAGCGCGCCGCTTTTCGATATATTTCTGCGGAGAATTACAGGGTACTGCGTCAGCTTGTAAATCGGAACTTCGTTCGGTCTCGCCTCTTCGATTATGCCGTATTCCGTCATGGCGTTTCCGAACTCATCAAACATTTCCGTCCCTGTTTCGTCTGTTACGGGTATATCCCCATATACAGGAGCCGTCATCTGCGATATATATTCTCGCTGTCCGCCGTTTATCTCTATATCTATGTCCCTGTCAAGCTGCGTTGTTTCCTGTATTCTGTGTTCAAATGCCCGACTTTCGCATACGGGGCATATCCTTTCGTCTTCCGTTACTATGTTACCGCACTTTTTACAGTACTTTAAACGCCTTGCGAAGTAATCGGGCAAAGATTGTACTTCCGTATCTCCTACCCAACGATACACGCCGATACCGCCGTTTTTATTTTTATAGTAGGCAGTTACAAGCGTAACAAGTTCATTGGACGTTATATCCGTATCGCCGTCGCCGCTTCTGACCTCGGGGAACTCCTCATCTTCGGAAAATACGTCGACATTATATCGGCGTTTAATCTCTTTTTTTGTCGTCCCCGTAAGCACAAATATATAATCCATGTCCTGTATATTGTTTACACCTGCCTGCGGTATTACCTGTCTCGGGTGCAGTAACGAAACCTTTAAACCGCCCACCGTATCATGGGTATGGCGGTCATTATCCCACTCCACAAGGAAGAAGTCGCCGCCCTGTATAGGCGTTGTACGTTCGTCCATGTCGTTTATTTTCTCAAAAGGCAGATAATCCAGTTCGTTCCTTAAAAACGCCTCTATGGTCATCGCTCTGTCCTCGTCTTCGGGTCTTTTTGCGCTGACTTTCGGCAACGGTATGGAGCTGTCAACCTCCGCTTCTATTATTTCGCCGACGATATTCCTGACATAATTACTTTTTTTCGCCGCTTTTCCGTCAATTCCCGAAATCTGTTTAGTGCCGTTATACAATGCGTCTCTTTCAGCCATTTTATTCAGTTCGTTTTCATATTCGGAACGGTTATTTCTTAGTCTGTCCTGCCATTTTTTCAGATTAGAGCCGCCTTTATTGTTTCCCATTTAATCACCCCTATAAAAAAGAACCCGATTAACGGCAATTGAGCCGATTAAAACGGATTCCCCCATCTTTTTATTAATTCTTTTCGTCCTTCGGCGTTTGAATTGTAATAGTCCTCCCATTGGTCGGCTTCCCAACGCACTTTTTTTGCATTTCCTTTTTCAATGGTCATTGCCTGCTGTCCTCTTATGCCGTATGTTATTGCCAATCCCATTACAAGGTCATCGTGTTCGCCGTCCTCAGCCTGCGCCTTGCCCTTTATCTTAACAAATGAAAGCATTTCACGAAGTGTTGCAACGTCATTAATCAAATATGTTTCGTCTCTTATTATCTGTACCAGATTTGCGATTATAACCGGTCTTGTTGCCGTTGTAGTCTTAAAGCCGAAAGCCTTTTTAACCGCGCCTGTAAATGTATCGGGCGTTTCTCTGACATACTGTTTATGATAGCCTATCCTTGACAGTTCCCTTATGGGGAATGTTGAAAAGTTAGCCTCTATTCCGACCAAAGCGTTATTATAATACATACCCAAGCAATATATTTGCCTTGTATATTCGTCCTCGTCCATTGTATCAGACCGCAGTACCGCCACCTGTTCCCCTGTCGTATTATCAATGACATGAGCCGTAAAGTAGTCGCTGCCGTCTCCTGCCGTATCTCCGCCGATAACATAAGGCGTGTTGTCTATCGGTTCTTTAAATATCTTTATGCAGCCTTTTACATCTTCTGTAAATCGTGCCTGCTGAATACAAGTACCGTCATATTCATATTCAAAGCCGCCCTGTTTACATTCATAGTCTTTTAAACCGTTTATGCGCTGTATAATCTTTTCGGTATCAAAGACGCATGCCCCCGTAGCAATAAACGCCTCTTCGGGACTTGCGGGATATTCCTGTTTAAACAAATTCATATCGCCGCCGCAGTTGTTTTTAATACACCATCTGCGCCAAGTCAATTGGTCAAGGGTTAGGTTATACCGCTGTCGCAGTTCCTTTTCTTCATCGGTCAGCTGAAAACCGTCATAGGGCTTACTGTATTCTGACAGCTCGAACCACGGAAAGAAAACAGGTACAAAATCATTCTCGCCGTTTACGGAAGCGTCCCACAGCCTTTTGAACTCGTCAAATCCGTTTGCCGTACTTTCGACAATAACCATTGTTCCGGCAGTAGATGGGACGGACTGCAAAAGACCGTTAAGAGTTTCCATTTTGTCGCCTGTCCAAAATGCGAACTCCGATATATGCACATTTGAGAACGTATCCGATCGTCCGACGCCGTCTCCGCCGGCGGTAGCGCATTTTATTTTTGAGTTTAATCCTTTTAAATCCTCACGCCTTGAGGGCGCGTCAAATATTATTTCTTTTGCGTTACTTGCTCGCCTCTGCGGTTTCATCATCGGCGGCAGTTCGCTGTAAAACAGTTTGGACATATTGAAAAGGTTAGTTGTGGCGTCGTCTTTATGTGCGATAATCAGACTGTTTACATTGGCTTTCGTTGCCGTCCTATGAAATATCAATGCCTCTGTCAGTGTAGAAAATCCCATCTGTCTGGCTTTTAAAATAATTAATCGTATCGGCTTCTTCTGCTCTGCCTGCTGTCTGATAACGTCATACAGTCTCTTCTGCGGTTCATTCAGCGTAAACGGGACTATCTCATTATTTTTTGTTTTTATCATTAAAAACTTCTCTATATATTGCTTTGCGTTTTTAACATTCAGCATATAACCCCCGTCCCTTTAATAGCTGTAATCGTTGTCCAGCTTACTTAAATAATCCTCGTAACTGATTTGCGCCTTTATTTCCTGTTTTTCAGTAAACATTCCCAGATGTTTTCCGAGAAGCTCCAACGCTTTTAATTTATCTCCGCCCCTTATTTCTATTTCACCGATTAAAGGCGATTCAGCAAATCCTATCCTCGCCAGTTCTTTTACAACATCGTCCTGTTTTATCTCTGTACGCTCCGACCTTTCAGCTATTTTTTCTTCAATATACGCCGCAACCTTAGTGTTTCTTAGCAGCTTTGAAGCATTTACCGCCGCCGAGTTATCGTTTTTAACGCTTTTATATGCCGCTTTGTATGCTCTGGTGGCGTTAAGGTCGATTAAATATTCGTCTGCAAATTTTTTCTGTTTTTCTGTCATGCCACTGTATCACATCCTTTCGGGCATAAAAAAAGCAAGCCTATCAAGCTTGCTCAGTTATCATTATCATCTTCATTATACTTATAGTTAACAAAAAATATCTTAATACAAGTATCAAATAGTCCTACCGAATACAATATTATAAACAGTGTAAAATATATTATCAGCAATGAAATTATAAAGGCAGTCCAAAAATTTATCACAAAATCCGAAATTGCTGCAATAAAAACAACTATATACAAAAATATAGTTATAGCTATAATCCAACCTAAAAAATAGAATGTAAAAAATATACTTATTAAACTCTGTATTTTATTCTTCTTTAATAGGTTCTTGGTTGCTTTCAGACTGACTGTTCCACTTACAAACGCTAGTCCGGTAAATGTAATACCTAGTAAAGCAATTAAACATGGTATAAATATAAGCGAAATATTCATAAGAAAATCATTTATATCTTCAACAGGTTTAGCAACTAAATATCTTGCTATAAAACATGATAAAACTACAGAGCTCAATATAGAAATTCTACCCTCAATAGTTTTATATAAGTCTCTATATTTTTTTGAATTTCTGAGCATGCTAAAAAAGCTCTGATTTATATCCATGATTATCACCACTAATATTATAACTTTTTTTCCAACTGTTTATTAGTTTTCTCTATTATAATGCTTTGAATAGCTTGTTCCCCTTCTATTTTTATATAATTCAAATTATCTTTGTCTTTTCTATTAATGTTGATTTTTTTAGGAGCATCGTCTTTACTTGTAATAGTCTCAACCCTGCCATTTTTATTTTCTCCTTTTACAGTTACATTACCATAGCCATTCTTTATAGAGGATATTAAATTTCTAAAGTGGTTTGTTTTTTTTATTCCTTTTTTACTTGACGAATATGTTTCTTTATAATTAGTTGTCTGTGATTCTCTTATTACTTCTGCCCTATCTCCGAGTAAATTATTGAATTCTTCTAAATTTGGAGGATTAGGAGGAATAATAGAAAACGATATTTGTTCAATTTTCTTAAATTTATCTATTTTCTCATTTAGTTCTTCATCATTTATTAGTAGCTCAACAACTACTTTAACCTTTTCATCTCCTAATGCTTTTTCAACATATTTCCTAAACATTTCCACAAACTGTTTATACCCAAAATCTCTTGAGGCTGTATATACTATAATTTGCGTATTTAAGTCAAAATAAAAATTCACAGTTGAGGATAAGTTTTTTGCATTCATTTTTCTGGGACAATCTTCCTCCCAATCATATGACTCAACATCTCCATTAAATATTTTTGAATATCTTCCAGTAATAGCCAGTTTGTCTTTATCAAAGAGTAATGTATTAAATTTGTAGATATTATTATATTCATCATATATTTTTGTAATATTATTTATAGAAGCATATACTTTATTTAAGTAGTTATCAAATAAATTTCTATTTTCATAAAAGTCATATATATCAGAATTCATACTTAACTTTGCTAAATACATTTTAGAAGACACCATATAATCACCCCTTATTATTACTATTCTACAATTATTTACATTGTCCTTTCAGTAAACCTAAAATTTGACAGATAATTTATATATAATAATAAGTTATGACTCCTAATAGATTATATTATGTTTTTTAAAATTTTTCTATCCTATAAAAAAGGCACTTCACTAACCGAAGTGCCTCTGACTCAATCTTTTACTCTATCATTATACCACAGATAAAAGGGACATTGGGGGACATCTTTGTACTTTTAGTATTTATTATAGATTTGTCCTCTGTTTCCTGCGTCTATTACATAAACAATCAATTCTCCGTTATCGACAGTGTATATAATCCTATACTCTCCCACCCTCAGTCTAAGCAAATCACTATGTCCTTTCATCTGCTTTATATCGCTTCCGTTAGGCAATTGTTCAATGGCTTCGACAACTCTTTTTTTATCAGGCATGGGAAGCTTATCAATAAATTTCTTAGCTTTCTTTTTGATAATGATTTTATACATTAGTCAAGACCCCATTCCTTTTTGCACTCTTCAAGGGTAAATTCCTCATCTTTATCGGTTTCGGGATCGTTTTTATAGTTATTCCACATGTTTTCGCAGAATGTATCGTCGGCTTCCTCATCGGCGGTTATGCCCTGCACATAGGCAAGTACATACCCCATTTTATATTCCGGCACTCTATCCAACAGCTGTATTATTATTTCTTTATTACTCATAACTGACAGCCTCCTTATGTATTTCATATTTTGATTTATATTATTATACCACAGATAAACATATAGTTGTTCATTATGTTTTTCCGTTTATTAAAATTTTTCATGATAACATTTTCTAAATCCTTGAAGTGATATTCCATGCAGTCTTTTTATCTGCCTGTATGAATAACTCATCTCCACCGCTATCTCTTCAAGACTCTTATACTGCACATATCTCTTATACAATATATCTATGTATACAGGATTATCCATGCTCTGTATCTCGTTTATAATCTTATTCCTAAGCATTAACATCGCGCCCAAATCCGAATTTATTTCTTTTTCCAAATCAACTATTCTCGTTATTTCCTCTGATAGCCTATCCCTCGGCGTTGTCTGCACCCTCTCGCTGTCCGTACCTGTTGATATGCTTTCCAGTGAAGATTTCAGCCTTTCCAGTTCTTCTTCTTTCTGTTCTATCTTTATTTCGGCAGTCCTCAGCTGCCTTAAATACTCCTTTGGCGTTTTCTTTTCCAACTACATCACCTCTCTATAGGTTTTTGTGTGTTTATACGCATAATCAATATAAAACCCACAAAATTCTATATACCATCTTTTTTCTTCTTTTTCCATTCCAGCAGCCTGTACTTAATATTTATAATGACTGCTGTTAATCTGCCGCATAAGTCAATTACCACCTTATCCCTATAGGGAATATCTGAAAACATATCTACTACCGGAGCGTTTTTAATAAGCTCATCTAACTTACTACTCATTACCTATCTTCTCCCTCTATGCTCTCAATTTCGCCACCACAAGCGGCATATCCGGCTATATCAATCCAATTATCATTCTTTGCGTGTCCGCTCGCTATTCTTGCTGTTTTTTGCAAAATAAGCATAGCCGCAACATCTTGCGGCAATATACAAACGTCTGCTCCCTGTCCAACACATTTTGCACTGATATATATTTCCCATAGATTAGCTATTGTTTTAAAATTGTTTTCGGGGCTTCCGTAATCCTGTTCCCTGTCTCCGTTTACTGCTTTTTCAGCTATCTGTAACAATTCACTTCTTGTCATCTTCTTCCCTCTCCATTCTCCCCAGCTGCCTTTTGACCTTAAACCTCTTTATCTCGTCAACCTTGTCCTGTGCGTTGAAGTGCATTATCATCTGCTCAATCATTACTTCCACGTCTGCCATCTCTTCTAAAAAATGCGCTTTACTGTCCGTTCCGTTTATGTACCCGTCTGAGGCTTCTATCAGTTCTCGGCACTCTTCTTTCAGTTTTGCGACCTGTTCCGTTATGCCGTAGTGGTTTAATATCGCTCTCTCGCCCAGTCTCAGCTTGTAATCCTTAATCAGAAAGTATACGTTTGTTATGACTACGGCAATAGCTAAAACATATATTAAGAGTTCTATAAAGTCATTGAAAGTCATTCTTCTTCACTCCAGTCTATAGCCTGTCCGCACTCATTACAATAATTACATTTTCTCTGGTCGTGTGGTTTACATTGTGTAGCATTATACCGCTGCCCTACAAACCATCCACACTCAGGGCATACCCAGTCTTGCCATTGCACATTTCGCCATTCGTGGGGCTTATCTCCCTTGTTTGTATGAATTATGGATACTCCGCTTTTTAATATCGGCTTCTTCGGTATCTGCTTTTCCAGTGCTTCTATAGCCGTAGCTATTGCAATTGCATAATCTAACGGATAGTTCCATTCGACTTCTGCCTTTGCTATTTCAAGTATTTTTATCGCTTCTTTCGGTGTCATTTTCTCTCCTCCAACGCTCTTTCCGCTTCTTCTTTTGTGAGAAACACGGTTTTGCCAAAGTCTTTATATTCAAGTTCGTAACTATCATATTCAAAGATAATTGTTCCTGTTGGAAATCTTTTTATTGTAACCTCATCGGCATCAAGATAGTATATTTCTTCATATTCATCAATTATATATAATTCCTTTGTTCCCACCTTACAGGGAAGCCTTATTAGCAATCCCTGTTCTTCTAAGTCCTCGTATTCTTTTAATTTGTCATACATTTCTAAAAGTACAATATCATTAAATTGTTTTATGGAAGAAGTTGGTCTGAAATATTTAGTTGTTAATCTATCCATCATTCTCACTCCTCTATCAAATCAGGCAGATATATAGGACTGTTTTCAAAGGTGATGAAATCGTATAGACGACTGTTAATAAGATTACCGTCTCCTTCAAAATCAATTAGATTACGAGTAGGTTTTTTCGGATAAAACCAAACATCTTCTCTATCTTCGTCTCTCGCTGCCCACGGCGTTCCTTCCGCAATCCTTCCCTTTATAGCAGTTATCTGCTGTTCGGTAAGAGTTATTTTTTCGGGTATTATTCTAATGAGTTCCGGGTGGGCTATCATTCTACATAAATTTTTTTCACTAAATGAAATATACCACTTATCATCTATATACATTTCTCTTACATCCCCTACTATTCTATAGGGACTACTACCATCAAACCTAAACTCCTGCCCCTCTTTAACTCCTAATATATCGCTTAGTCTGCTCATCTTAATCCCTCCGTATCTATATGTTTCCATTTATGAACAACTAATCCGTCCATCTTGCCGAAATGTCGGCTGTTTAACTCCCACTCAAATCTACCTTTTTCGTTTTCCCATAATGTTCCTATATCAAACGCATGGTCATAGGTTATGTTTTTTTGCCTTGCGCTGAAACAGACTAAAATATCTATTGCTGTTGGCGGTAATTCGTTCTCGGTGTTATGCCAACGATATTTTTCCTGTAATTTTAAACACTGCACTGTATCTTTCAGTATGGCACAGCCGTGTACTCCGCAGTTATGCTCGTAACCACATCCAAGACAGTTTATACCGCCTGTGTTTACTGACATTCTTTTTAAACTCTTTATTAGTTCGTTAATCTCAATCATTTTCTTTTCTCCTCCCCTATAAAGAACTTATATCTCCAACCACCCTCTTTCATGCCCGGTCTGTGTTGACACTTGACATTCATCGCCTATATGTAGTCAAGGGATTAGTTTTGAATTATTATGCGGTTTATTTTTTTTGCGACCGGTTTATTATATAAAGGGGTTATCCCTGTATACCTTGGTTTTTCAAAGCTCTCTTCTTTTCGTAGTACTCTTTCTGATACGCCATTATTCTCTCTTTATTTTTTCTGTAGTAATCGGCTTTGTATTTTTTATACCGCTCCTTACGTCTGCGATAATAGGCTCTTTGATACTCGTTCCTTTTTCTTCTTATTTCTTCGTACTCATCGGGTTCTTCTGCCCTCAAACCTGCTACTATCTCGGCTTTCTTCAAACCTGCCAAATCATCGGCGGTTACTTCTTCGCATATACAATCATCATAAGGGCAGTTGAAGCAATCTCTATCGCACATCTGTTTCACCTCTCAGAACGGAAGGTCTTCATCTTCCACGTTGTCGTCTATGGGGTAAAGGTGGGAATTGACAGCTTCGCTCAAAGTTTTTTCCTCACTCTTGTTCTTGCTTTCGGCAAAATACTGTTCTTCAACCACAACTTCCGTTGTTACACGTTTCCTACCTTCGTCATCTTCCCAATTGCGGACCTGAAGCCTTCCGACCACGCTTACCATCTGACCTTTTCTAAAATACCTTTCCGTAAACTCGCCATTCTTTCCGAAGGCTACGCACGGTATAAAGTCTGCGTCCGGTTCACCTTGACGTTTAAAACGTTTGTTCACTGCCAGTGAATATCTGGCAACCGCCAACGGCTCTGCTCCTTGCGAATATCTAACCTCCGGGTCTCTCGTGAGGCGTCCCATCAAAATCACCTTGTTCATACTCTTAACCTCTCAATCTATAGTTATTCTCCGGTTTTCTTTCAACGCTGATGTGGTTGTTTCCGCACCTCTGTTTAATCCTGCTTCCTGTTGCCTCGTCTATGTCCAGAAGCTCTCCCAGTGTTCTTTCGCTGGATATAATCGTTATCAAATCTCTATTGTTATAGCGATAGTTCAGCAGTTCAAAAGCTATGTTTACATCCGCTGTTGTCGGCTGTTTCCCTTTCTCCGTCTTGAAGAAGTCATCTATGTACAGCACATCGGTTCTTTTGAACTTTTCAATCATTTTTCCGTATTCCTCATCGTTGTTCTTGACTGCTTTCAGTTTGACTGTGTCGTCTGTCCAACGCATATACAGCACTTCTCGACCTTTTTTTATCAGGTATGAAGCAATGGCAGTGCATATATGGGTCTTTCCGCTGCCGACCTGACCGCCGATGTAAAACCACCCTTTGGGGTCTTTCGCAAACTCAACAGCCCTTTCCAGTATTCCCTTTTGCCATGGCTTGTCCGCTTTGTAGTTTTTGAATGTGTATTCGGCAACACTGTCTTTCAAACCGCTTCTTTCAAGCCTTGCCATGTTTGCCCTGATTTTCATACACTCACACGGAACAGTAACCATGTATATCCCCTGTGCCTCGGCAACAAAACCTCTGTTTTTGCACTTCGGGCAGTCATAACCGACCATGTTTCCCTCAACTGCATTCATTCTCTCGGCTTCCGCTATTGCCGCTTCTCTCATTCGTTTTTTTCTATCGTCAGACGTTGAGTCCGTCTTGCAGGTATTCATCCCATTTGCCTTTACCGCTAAGCTCATGCTTCTCCTCTCCTTTCAGCCTGTCCCAGATAATGCCTCGCCACCCGTTCGCCATGCTTTCATCCATCAACGCCATTACAGGGTTTTCGCCGTACTCTCCGCTTTTTTGGCTTACTCTGTTCAGCAATGCGGTCAGTCCCGTCGATTTATACGTTTCTCGTCTCTCGCTCTTGTACTTTAGCCATTCTCTGATTTTGATAACCATGGCTTCCGAGAAATCGTATTGGCTGATGATGTCCTCTGGGGTTTCTTTTGGGGTATCTTTAGATACCCTTTTCTTTATTTCTTCCCTTCTTACTTTCTTACTTTCTTCTATTGTTGTGATTTGACTGTGATTTGTCTGTGGTTTGTCTGTGATTTGACTGTGATTTGCCTGTGATATGTCTTGGTACAGACAATAGTTTTTTACCGTAATTACGCTGAATTTTGACTGTGATTTGACTGTGATTTCTCCTGTGCTTTTCAGCTTGCTTAGTGATGTCCTTACTTGATTAACCGTCAATTCGGTTTCTTCTGCCAGTTTCGGATATGAGGTTACAAACGAACCTCTCTTTATTTCCTGCCCTTGAAATCGTCCGTCTTTCCAATTCGCTTTTAATATCAAATGTATAAATAACCTTGTGGTATTAATATCGCTGTACCATTCCCAGTCTAAAATCCCTCGGTCTATTTTTATAAATCCGCCGTCCAATTTTGTTCACCTGCCTTTGCAGCAGAGTTAAAAGGTTTCCTTAAACAGTTCCATGAAGTCATCTAGTCGTAAGCAAGCCACCCAATCGCAGTTGTTTTTTCTTGTAAATACTACCGGCAACTCATCTTCTCTTGCGTCATTTATTGCCTGGTCTAACGCTTCATACATTCTGAATTTCTCCGTCCGCTTGACTTCTATATGCAGTCCGGGGACACCGACTACATCTGCGTCCCCGTTTGCTCCGCAATATTGCTGACCTCTTCTTGCTTCAAAGCCGTGTTCACGCAATATCAAGGCAACCTCACGCTCTCCACGTTTTCCCTTATCTCTACTAAACTTACTCATATTTCTACCTCATAAATAATTCTTTCCTATTAACCGCTTAAACTCTTCTCTTGTATGTCCGTCCGCTTCGTATGCCCTCTGGCAGTCCTGTTTTAACTGCATATCCAGTTCTATATTTCCGTTATGTATTCCCTCGGAACTCATGTTGTGAAGTTCCGGAATGAGCCATACCCAAAAGCCGTGCTTATCAGATATGGCTCTGTTGCCTGTGCCGTAGTAGATGTGATGCTTGTGCAGTCCGTATTCTCTGCCTGTTATATAGCAATATTTCTCTTTGCCTTGTAAGACTGATATGCTATGCGAACCTTTCATATCTTTCCCTTCCAAGAGCTTATGAGGCTATCAACTTCATCAGGCGGCATTGTCTCTATACCCACCGCCTTACAGTCCTGTACAACAGCGTCTATAAGTCTTGACATCTGTTTTGAGTTATAGCAGCTACTTCCGTAGTAGAAAGTATATAAGCTATATCCCTCACGGCTGCCGAAGTCGGTTTTTTCGGAAAACCAACCTATTCCTCTTTGAGACCATACATAACTGACTGTCTTATAGAACTCATCCGACATTTCATCCGTCTTTTTTAATCCGCAGTCTTTAATATATCCCCTATACACTTCTTCATCGGGCAAGTTAGTTTCCGATGCCAATTCGCCAATCAATTTCCAAAGGTAGTTGTTAGCGTCAAGACTTCTTTTCTTTCTGTACTTGCTTACCGCCACAGTCAGTGCGTCTCCTGCTTCCTCTAATGCTGCTCTTATATGCGTTTTCTCTCCGTAGTTCAATTTATCGACTATGAATGAAACCTCTGTCTCTCCGCTTTCAAGAGCCTTAAACGATATGCTGTTTTTGGCTTTCAGAGTTGCCAGTTTATCGGACACACTTATCACCTCTTAGGATTTTTCAAACGCTCTATTAACTCTTCAGCCTGTTCTTTGGTCAGCTGAACAACATTGTTTACACCGTATTTTTTTAGTGCCTTTGGCAATGCTTCTTTGAACTCGGGATTAGCATTACACATACAATTTATTTTTCCGATCTGTTCATCAGTCGCATAGTCGACTTTTTGTTCCTTTTGTTCTTCTTTCTTTTCGGATGATTTATCCTTTCCATGTGTATTCCAGCTGTCTGCGTCCTTTGTATCGTCTATGGCAAACATACCGTTAAGAGCGTACTTCCTTGCATAAGATGAGGAACTGCCTGTTATCTGGCTTCCGTCCATGCCTTTTTTCTCGTTGTCCTCTCTGGCATAAGCCGTAGTAGTTATTTTTTCCTCACTCTCACAGTCAAAAACCGTTACAACTGCCATTATGTAAAACCTGCCGTCAACGCTGTATACTTCATCCTTTACTGTCATTGCCAGTTTTTTTGACTTAAGAAGCGGTTTAACAGCTTCCAGAATATCCTCACAACTTCGGTAATTGTACTTTCCGAAACTGTTGTATCTGCTCTTTGGCGCTTTCAGTTCGTTTTGTACTTCCGTCAGTTTTTCGTATATGTTCATTACGCTTCCTCCTTATTTATCCCGAACATCTCCAATACATCCGATATGTCCAATCCCTTTTTTAAACATCCGCAATGATAGTATTCTTCGTATATGTGATAGAACTCTTGTCCCTCTCTTATGGGCTCTCCGCAGTATTCACACTTATATACCTCTTTCGGAAGTTTTCTTCTTTCTCCGGGACAGCCGTGTATATGGGGATATGTATGGCAGTATTCACATGTCATCGCCAACGCCCCCTATTGCGCTGAGTTTTTCTCTAAGTCCTCTGTTCTCTTTTTTGTATTTATCTATTTCGTACTGCAATCTTGTGTTTTCATCCTCTAACACATCTATATCCATGTTCTGGGATGCTATTTTCCAGACAAGCACTTTTTCAAACTCACGGTCATTAAAATTTCTGCTTTCGTTCATTCCTCTTCACCCTTGCCTTTTCTTCCGTTTTCGGTTATCATGTAAGTGATTATTTGTCTTTGCCCCTTGTCGGAGTTGCCGCTCCGCAGGGGCTTTTTTATTTTCTATCATCTCAACTCTTTCCTCAACTTTCTGTTATGCTCTCTGAGCCTGTTATTCTGCTCTCTAAGCTCTCCGAACTTCGCTATGATGTAAATAACTCCTAACGCCGTTAAGCCTGTCAGAGCCTCGTATACGCTTAATGCTCCCATGTTTTCACCTCTTCTTTTCTTTCTCAAAATGTTCGCAGACTTTCATTGGTTCTTGCGGTTTTTCGTCATTTCCCAATACGCACACTCCGTAGCCTGTCGGGAAATACATATATACGTTTCCTCTGTTTTTCAAGTAAAACTGTCTGTAATGCTCACAGTTAATACAGCAGCGTTCATTCTCTTTTATTGCGATTATGTTTTTCATTGATTTAGCCTCCTTTGTTATCACTTTGCTAACATATTTATTTATCTATATGCTAACATTCGTTAGTAGAAATGTCAATATCAAAGTGATACAATATGCTAACAAACATTATCGGAGGTGTTGCACATGGCTGTAATAAAAATTCAAACAGGTTTGCGCCTTGATGAGGTAACATACAACAAACTTAAATATCTTTCCGCTAAAGAAAACCGTTCGCTTAATAATCTTACAGAGTACATTCTCAAAAAGTATCTTGATGATTATGAGAATATCAACGGCTCTATTCCTTATCAGATTGAGGAATAACTCCTTCGTCAAGAAACTTTATGCCGATATTTATAAGTATTAAAACCAACTGATTAACTGACACTCCCATTTGGCTTGCTCTATTTTGCAAATCTGTATGTATTTTTTCCGGTATTCTTAAACCGGTCTGTATCTTGTCATTCATTTTTATTTCCCCTTTCAGGAGGTGCTTTATGAAATATAGTTATCTTGTAGAATGTAAACATTGTCATAATGAAATCCAAGGTATATATGATTCGGATAAAAATATAGTGTACCTTGACCAATGCCCTTATTGTTTGCAAGACTTTTCCGGTTCAGATACAGAGTACTTGCGTCTTATTTTGGATTATATAAGTTCTACTGAACGTAGATGTCCGTTTACCGTTCTGGATATTCATCGCAAAAATCTTTGAGTATTCCTATCAAGGTGCAACATACCAATGTTACCGATTTTGACAGTTGCCTTAAGTCGGCAATTAGTTGTTCTTTATCTTCTTTACTTAAACTCATGCCCGCTTCCTGTCGGGCTTTTTTTAGATTTTCTCTCACTTTTATCACCCCTATATTCCGCACAGGCTACTCCTCTTGACCTGTCCTTACATCTGCGCCACTTCGCACAGCTTTTGCATTGGTCTTTCACCGCCTACCTCTCCTTTGTATTGACCGAATACAGCCTTTAATCTTATAGTCGTCCAACTCCGCTTCTTTCCGTATTTCTATAAGTACTATTTCCTTATACGTTTTTCTGGCGGCGTCATCCAACTTCTTATCTCTCTCCTCGTTTGAGGGCTTCGTATCTTTCTTTGTATCTCTCCGCTCTTTCATGCTCCTGCTCCGCCTCTCTGCTTATGTGGTGTATGTATATGGCGCTGATGATTGTTATTACTATCCCATAGGCAAGCCAGAAGCTTACTGTTTCTACTGCTGTCATTGTGTACCCTCCTTTCCCTCTATCAACTCCGCTATGTCGATATTTAATTTTTTGCACACTTTTCTTAATTCGCTTAAACGAAAATGTGAAGGACTTCTCAGCCTTTCATATAATGTTGATACGCTCAATTGCGCAGAAACGGCTAACTCGGTTGTCGATATTCCGTTTAACTCCTGTTTGTAGATAATCATTGCTCTGATTTGTTTATCAAGCTCATTATCTTTGTTGATACCTAATTTACTTTTTGGCATTTCTTCTCACCCCGCCTTGCCCTCTTTTCTTGTTCGTAAAATTTTTTTGTGATATACTCCTGTTTAAGGAGTTGATAAATTATGGTATTTCAACCTAACGAAGACTATAATAAAATGGTAATGCTTTATATTCGGGACAATCTTACATATCGTTCAAGCGGAAAACCGATTATTATAAAACCCAGACATATTTGGTCTTGCAACAAAAACTGCGACTATCTATTAATCTGCCTTACAGTTGAATATCTCTGCATAAAGGGATTGCTCATAAGACAGCGCAACGATGTATCTCCTAAAGCTACAAATATAATCGGTATTTCTGAAATAGGTTTTGAATACATTGATCTGATTGAAAACTCATCTATCCGGGATAAAGTAAAGACTGGTTTTTCTGTAGACAAATTCTTGTCCTTCATTAATACCGGCTTGTCTATAGCTGAAATAATTACAAAGCTATCACTTTAGCGATTTCTATCTGTTCCCCATTCGGTTTTATCCAATCAAACAGCCTATCAACCGCTGTATCCAAATCTGTAACTCTGTTTGTTTCAGGATTGACAACATCCCATTCTCTATCAACCTTGATAAATTTATCTGTGCCAAACAGTATCCATTTTTTATCTCTCACTACATATCTAAATCCTGCTGCATACATACCTTGCAGTATTGTTTTTTCTTGCTGTGTCATCTTTCCACCTCCTAACTAACCTTATCCGATATAAGCTCGTCCACCGTTACACCGATTTTGTGATATAATGATTTTAAGGAGTTGATAGTTATGGATAGTACCACAAATCAAATAATCGCAACTGGAATTATCTCTTTACTCAGCGGCATCTTAGCTTCTTATATAACCATTGTTTCTAATCGGTTAAGCGATAATAAAAAATTATTAGCCGAATATATCGCAGAGGTTATTTCTTTATATTCTGAATTTGCTTTAAAGAAAGATATTGAAATAACAAGCAGACTAATCGCCGCAATAGAAAAAGCAATGTTGTTTTCAAACAAAGAGACAGAGCTTCTTTTGCTTGAACTCCATAACGAAATCTTGAATAGTCCTATAAACCCCCAGAAGTGTGGAGAGCTGATGAAGCTAATTCATGATTCAGCTAAGAAGCAACTTAATGATTAATACCGCAATAACGATGTCGCATATCCTACGCACTGAATCAAATACCCTAATTGCTACTTCTTTTTTTAATTCTTTCATCTTTCCACCTCCCAGATGAGTTTATTAGTTTGTTCATAAAATACTTTTGTGCTATACTCCGTTTTAAGGAGATGAACTAAGTTGACTAAAGAACAGATAACTTTTTTAACAGCCATATATAAAAGAGATTTAACTCTTTCAGAAATCTTTGAAAAGACAGACCTTAGATATGAAAATTACCTGCACATTATCAATTCAAAAAACTTTATAAATAAATACGTAATAGTCTACGAAAAGGCTATGTTTGAAGATAATCTTTACGGTCTCACCGATGCCGGTATAGAAGCTGTTGAAAAAAGTTTAGAGGATAAATCCGATAAACTATTCAACAAACAAACTACCATTATCACAATAATTATCTCTGTATTATCATTAGCAGTGAGCATATACTCACTACATTCGCAAAAATACTTAGAAACAAAACTGACAGAAGTTGAAAACGCTGTCCTTTCAGAGAATCAATCTGCTTCTCCAAATCTTCAATAATATTTTCTTGGTGGGATATAAAATTGCGTACTGAAGGATTTTTCTCAGCTTCTTCTATTTCTTTTATTGCGGCAAAAAATTCTTGCTGTGTCATCTTTCCACCTCCTAACTAACCTTATCCGATATAAGCTCGTCTACCGTTACACCAAGAAAGTCAGCGACTTTTTTGACCTTATCAACAGAAGGACATACATCATTCCATTTACATACGCTTCCCTGCGAAAAACCTAAGTTTAATTCAAGTTTCCTTATAGGTATATTCTTTTCTTTACACATTGTTTTGATTTTTTCGTATAACACTTACTCACCTCCTTGTAATTTTTCTGAAAATATCACAACTTTTATTGACTTACTTCTGAAAATATTCTATAATTCAATTAACAATAACTATATAAACACCATTCAAAATAAGCATATATTGTTTTTGCGATTTTTTCAGAATATCTAATATTTATTATATGCTATATTTTCAGAAAGTCAATAGTTATTTTGCGATTTTTTCAGAAACTGGAGAGATGTCTATGACCCTAAAGGATAAAATCAAAGAATTATGCGCAAAAGAAAAGATTTCTATGAATAAATTGGAAACAGACCTTGATTTTGGTAAAGGTTATATTAGTAAATTAGGTAAAAGTAGCCCAAATGCTTCAAAGCTACAAAAAATTGCCGACTACTTTGGTGTATCGCTAGATTACCTTATTGGTTCTGAAAATAACGAACCTCAACTTCCTAAAGGGGCGATCCCTGTAGATGTATCTGATTTTGTAAAAATTCCTATAATCGGCAGTGTACGTTGTGGAGAGCCGATGTTTGCTGAAAGTAATATAGAGGGTTATCAATTAACTTCATCAGATGATCTACTTGACGGATATGACTATTTCTATCTCAGAGCCAAAGGCGACAGTATGATTAATGCAGGAATAAGCGAAGGTGATTTACTCCTTATCAGAAAACAAAGCGATGTAGACAGCGGAGACATAGCCATAGTTAATGTAAACGGCGATGAAGAGACTTTAAAAAGAGTAATAAAAAAAGACGGCGCTATTATATTGCAACCGGAAAATCCATCTTATGAGACAAAAATATTTATGGGCAGAGAATTAAACGATGTATACATTCAAGGAAGATTAATGCAGGTAGTTAAGAGGTATTAAAAGGGTTGTGATAAAATTGGCAATACTATCTTTCGAGGAGTACAAACGTCAAAAGCTTAAACCTGAGTTTGAAACTTCTGTTAATAAAGTAAATCCTTATAACGGTAAAGTAATCAGAACAGTTGATGATCTTATTGAGTATAAAAGAGAATATAATTTTGAGCTTTATACAGCTGATAAAACCATTATTAATCCATATACCAAAGAAAACTTCGCTACATTTGATGAATACCAACAATTTTTGGATTTACCATTAAGGTGGGAATATGATGAATATTTAAAGAATGTTTCTCCACCTGAAAGAAGTAACTTCTATTTCTTAAAAAAAACAGGTAACACACTGATTCTTATAGTAAAAATAGGATGTTCAGGCATTCTGCTTTTTTGGTGGATTTTGTATATCATATCTGCTGTAATAACTTATTTTTTAAATTTGTCTAATGTAAACTTACATAATCAAGAAATAGGATTGTTGATTACAATACTTATATATTTTTTCTTTATAATATCAACAGCTTTAATAATCGAAAAGGATGATAAAGTAAGTAATTTAAAGTCTGAATTATCTAATTTAGAAAAAAAGCTAAACAACACAGCAACTTTTTATGAAATGAAATATGAAGATAAGCTCCAATCCTTAGAAGATGAGTATAGAGAAAAAAACAGTGAACTAGAAACTAATTTCAGACACAAAAATGATGATTTAGTCAAATCTTACAGTCAAACCAAATTAGCATTAGATAAAAGAGAAGAAGAAATAAATTCAAGAAAGGTATATATAGAAAACATAGTAAATGAAACTTCTCAAAAATATCCTTGGCTTGCCACAATATATTCCGAGTTATTTTATTCTGTTGATAAAAAAATTGCAGCTGACTTAAAAAACAAAAAGCGCCCTGCACTTAAGGCGTCCGATTCCGTTATGGAAATAGCACAAGAAAAACGCCAACTTATGAAAGAAAACAAAATGCTTGAATATCAGCTTCACTACTTAGAAACTCTTTTTCCTTGGTTAGAAGATTTTGAAGAAGCGGATCCTTATAAGGCTCATGATTACATATATGCAACAGAAAACAACCTTGAACATACTGAGTATGACAAACTCAAGAGTTGGCTGTCTCCTGAAGAATACGCCAAACTTTCAACTACAGAGAAGTATCAACTTGCCTTGGACAGATACCAAAAAAGAAAAAAATCGGACTGGGATATAGGAATAGAGTACGAAAGGTATGTAGGCTATCTATATGAAAGTAAAGGATATAAAGTTAAATATAATGGTGCATTAATGGGACTTGAAGATATGGGAAGAGACCTTTTGGTTGAAAAAGGAGACGAAACCTTAGTTATTCAGTGTAAACGTTGGGCTAAGTCTAAAACAATACACGAAAAACATATCTTTCAGCTGTATGGCAGTTTAATTGTAGCTTCAATAAAAGACCCTAAAAGAACATATAAGGGTATATTTATAACAAGCACAACATTATCATCATTAGCAAAAAAGTGTGCAGACTCTTTGAAAATTAAAGTTAAAGAAAATTTTGATTTCGACAGTTATCCGCTAATAAAATGCAATCTTTCAAAAACAGGCGAAAAGATATATCATCTTCCGTTTGACCAACAGTACGATAGAGTTGATATATCCCCGAGCAAAGGCGAATTTTATGCCTATACAATTGAAGAAGCGGAGGCAAAAGGATTTAGAAGAGCTTTTAGATGGACTGCGGATAAATAATGCAATATAAATTAAAATGTTTGTATTGAACAAAATTAATATAATTAATGAGGTATTAAAGGGAGGTCCTACAAATGAAAAGAAGAATTTTACCGCTTGTTTTATCTTGTAGTTTGATATTCGGTGCAGTTCCTGCTTATGCACACAGCGGCAGAACAGATTCAGCTGGTGGACACCACGACTATAACAATGTAAGCGGTCTTGGCAGCTATCACTATCATCATGGTTATGGTCCTCACCTTCATCCGAACGGAGTATGTCCATACGAATCTTCTCAAAGTCAACCTACCACAGTTCCGTCTAAACCAGTTGCAAAGCCGTCTCAGCCGGTTGTACAACCCTCTAAGCCTGCTGTTGCACCCTCTAAACCTGCTGCGGTTGCAACTCCATCTATGCCTAAAAATACTATGACAGTATATGTTAACGGTCAAAGGATTTTTGCTGATAACTATATAATTGACGATACAACATATTTACCTATAAGAGCTGTTGCAGACTCTCTCGGAGCTACTATCAGTTTCGATGCCATAGCAAAGACAGCCACTATAACAGTTCCTCAAAAAACAAATGTTATTACCGAAACAGTTAAAGAAAAAGATGTTGCTATGAGTAATTATCTTATTGCTTCTATATATGCGGCAAACATGACAAGGACAATGTTTTTTATAGAAACTGATACTAAGTATTTGCTTACAAACGATACTCAGCAAAATAGAGAGCTTTTAGCATACTATATTGAAGAACTTAGAGGATACGCAGACACTATTTATAACCTTAAGCTTGATCTGCTTTATAATTTAGCCGATGATGCTACAGCTTTAGCAAATAATGCTGAAAAATGTATTGCACTTGCAGAAAGCAATTTAGTTCCTTCGCCTGCTTATGATAACTACTATAAATTTATAATTGACTATTTATTTGAAGGCTTAGAAGAAGCAGACATTATTTATGATAACGCATTTGATTATGCATTAAGTAAATAACCCCCATAAGCTTAACGGGGAAATAAAAAATCCCCTCCTGCGCCAACAGGAATGGATAAAGCACTGTTGTATATTAGCAATATGAAATCGGGGTGTACATATTGAGTAAACCTATATTGACACAAACTGAAGCAGACACACTACTTAACATGTTAAAAAAATCTTTAGATGAATACTTATCATTGCCAAGTCCAGGGGACAACACAGAAATAACTGTTTCCGGTATAGACAGCAACGATACATTCAAAATAAGTATCTTCCAGAGTAAAATAGCTAAAAAAATCAATTTTGGCGCAAGAGTCAGCAAAAATAATGTAATGCTTTTAGAGTTGCATATTAATCCCACTAACGTACATCCAAATCCAAATGGTGAAAAGATTATAGGTAACCACTGGCATATATATAAAGAAGGCTATGATATTCGTTGGGCTTTTCCGGCCGAAGATATAGGCAACCAAAATTTTGTAGAACTAACTTTAAAGTATTTTGAGAAATTTAAAGTAATAGAAACACCACATATAGACTTTAAACTTGATGTTGGGTTATAATAATCAATAAGCATGAAGGGAGGGGAGACTATGGACATCAATAAATATATTAACGACTATGTAGACTGGCTTAAAAATGAAATAACATTTACTAAAATCGGAGAATATTACGAAATTACAACTCCCTACCTTGACAGTAATAATGATTATATTCAAATCTATGTTAAACAAGAGAATCAGACTATATTCTTTTCAGATGACAGTTACACTCTTAACACCTTAAAATCAAACGGTCTTCAGCTCACTAAAGCCCGTAAACAGCAGCTCGACAACATTCTCATGCAGTTCGGAGTTGAAATAAAAGGTTCCGAGTTAATTTCAAAATCCGGTTCCAATGAATTCCCTGTAAAAAAACATATGTTTATTCAAGCAATACTGCATGTAAGTGACATGTATCTAACTTCTCGCACAAAAGCTGTTTCTTATTTTATTGATGATATACAGTCATATTTTGCAGATAACGATATTTATTACACGGATAATGCTAAATTTACAGGTAAATCCGGATTCACACATAATTATGACTTTGTCTTTCAGCGCACTAAGAATAAACCTGAACGCCTTTGCTTAGCAATTAATAATCCAACTAAGCAAAACATGGGAAACACTATATTTGCATGGAATGATACCAAGTTAACACGCAAAAAGGATAGTTCGTTAATTGTAATATTAAACGATAATAATCCAATACCTGATGGTGTGCTTGACGGATTTTCCGCCTACGATATTAATGCAGTAAAATGGTCTAACAGGGATGCTGATAAGTTTAAATTACTCTTTTCTGCATAATTGTATATTAATTAAAAATCCCCTGTGCGCCAACACAGGGGAAAGAAAGGTTATGCGGTATATGAATGCCTACTCGCAACTAAAGTATATCATACGACCGCTTTTATTTCTATATAAAAATAAATAAAGGAGGTCTTTTTTTATGGCTACTGCAAAGAAACTCCCCAGCGGACAGTGGCGTACATTAGCTTATAGCCACACAGAAACCATCGACGGAAAGCAAAAGCGGATTTATGAAAGCTTTACCGCTCCTACAAAAAAAGAAGCCGAATATATGGCTGCTGAATTTATGTTAAATAAAAAGCGTATTCATATTGGCAATCTTACATTTATTGAAGCTGCCGAAAACTATATTGCCGATAAAGAAAATATCCTTTCACCGTCAACAATAAGAGGATACAAGTATATTATCAAAAAAGAAACCGAAGATATAAACCAAATCCCTATTAAAAAAATTGACGAAAAGTTATTACAACGCTTTATAAACAATAATTCGGTTAAATACTCTTCAAAGAGCATAAGTAACCAAATCGGATTTATTTCGGCTGTTTTAAAAAAATATAAGATAGTTCTCGACTTTGACTCTTTAAGTCGCAAGCCTAAACAAAAACGAGAAATTCTTATTCCGTCAGAAAACGAAGTATTAAGCTTACTGCACATTTCAAAAGGAACAACTATGGAAGTCCCTTTAATACTTGCCGCCTTATGCGGTTTGCGTCAAAGCGAAATTGCAGGCTGTACATGGGATAAATTAAACGGAAATATTTTAAAAATCCGTGGCGCTGTGGTTATGGATGTAGACAATAATTATGTACATAAGCAGGAAAATAAATCCATTTCCGGCACAAGAGATATTATATTGGTTGATTACGCATCAAAAAGGTTAAATGCGATAAAAAACGGAAGAACAACCGGATCCATGTCGGAAATGACACCTTCCGGCGTTCTAAAGGGATTAAAACGCTTATGCCGTGAACTTGGCATAAATGAATACTCCATGCACTCTCTCAGGCATTATCATGCGTCTACAATGTTATCGCTTAATATCCCTGATAAATATGCGATGGAAATACTGGGTCAAAACAGTCCTCACATGCTGAAAACCGTATATCAGCATACGTTTTCCAGTGAATTTGTAAAGGTAAACTCTATAATTAACGAACACTATAATAATATTATGCAACACGAAATGCAACACAATAAAAAATAAACCCCGAATTTTCGGGGTTTTTATAACGGAGGCGGTGGGATTCGAACCCAATTTGAGTAAATTAATATAAACGCCTATTTTACGC